TAACGGCGCTTTAATCGAGGCAATTCGCTTTATCAAGGGTGAGCCGGATATGGTGGCTCTGTATCAGAAGATGTATATCGACGCTATGGCGTTATTAAAGAACCTAGGCGATGGCAAGATGCGGGAAGACATGTACCGCTCCGGTCAGGTCAGGATTGAACCGCGTTAATTTAAGAGGAAAGAGAAATGGCTATCACACAAGCTATGGTTACATCGTTCAAAGTTGGCGTGCTTGATGGCACTTTCGACTTTAGCAGCGGCACGTCACAAGTATTTAAGATTGCTCTGTTTACTTCAGCAGCTACTCTGGATGCGACTACTACAGCATACAGCGCGACTAACGAAGTTTCAGGCACAGGATACTCTGCGGGCGGAAATACACTGACTATTTCTACAAACCCAACGTCTACCGGCACTACAGCTTTCTTGGACTTTGCGGATACTACATGGTCTACAGCGACTATTACTGCTCGTGGCGCTTTGATTTACTTGGCTAATGGCGGCACTAACCCTGCTGTTGCAGTTCTGGACTTCGGTGCGGACAAGACCTCTACTGCGGGTGACTTCACTATTGTGTTCCCTGCCGCTGATGCGAGCAACGCGATTATCCGTATCGCCTAAGAGTAGGGTGCTATGACTGACGTTACGGTCCCACTCTCCGGTTGGGGATACAGCTCTTGGGGTACAGATTCGTGGGGCGAAGGTAATGCTCTGCCAATCGGTACCGGTGCTGTAGGGGCAGTAGGTGTTGTAGGTAATGCAGTTGTCACCCTCACGGGTGTTGAAGCTACTACGGCTCTAGGCACAGCCGCTGCTCAAGCAGATGCAAACGTCTTGGTTACTGGGGTTAGCGCCACAGGTGAGACGGGATATACGGTCTGGAACGCCACGGTTTATCTAGGTGGTTGGGGGCGTGGAGTCTGGGGGCAAGCGGCTTGGGGTGAATCTCTAGGTCTTGCTGCTATAGGTGCAGTAGGTTCGGTCACTGTAGGCGAGGGTGTTGGGGTATTCCCTGTAGGGGTTGAAGCTACCACAGCCCTTGGCAATATTGCAGTTAATGGCGATGGAGCAATAGAAGCTCTCGGCAATGCAGCTACAGGCGAGATCGGAACCCCACTAGTAGAAGCCGACGCTATTGTTGCGGTTACAGGCGTTCAAGGTACAACGGCGCTAGGCACAGCAGGACCGATAACTACAGTAGCCATAAACGTCACAGGCGTAGCCGCAACCGCTACAGCGGGCAATGTAGAGATAATCGGGGATTCCTCACTCGATGCTACAGGCTTAGAAGCCACCGCTACACTGGGCAATATAACGGTCCTGCTCCAACAGAATGTCAACGTAACAGGCGTTCAGGGCACTACAGCACTAGGCGAGACAACCGAAACCGCAGGGGCGAAGGTTTACCCACTGGGGGTACAAGCTACTGGTCAGGTTGGAACTGTATTAGTCTGGGGTGAAATCGTACCGAACCAGAATGCAGGCTGGGTAGACGTAGACGACAATCAAACACCAAATTGGACGGATATAGCAGCATGAAAATAGTAAAAGATGCAGTACAACTGGGCGATGCGATAGACCCCAAGCATGAAGTTGAAGTGGTATGCGCACATTGCGGATACGATCTTAATGAGGCTGAATTAGCCGCAGACACTTGCTCTGATTGCGGGCAAGCCCTAAACTTACGTCAGAATACAAAGATTTACGCGACAAGCGTGCCGCCCGCTGGTGGCAGTACGTTAGTGTAGATACTGGAGAAACCAAATGGCTACTTATGTAAACAACCTCCGGCTCAAAGAAATCACCACTGGTGATGAGGACGGTACTTGGGGCACCAGTACTAACACTAACCTTGAGCTGATTACCGACGGTTTTAGCTACGGCACAAAAGAGATTGCCGCTGACGCTAACGAAACCTTCACCATGCCTGACGCTACAGCAGATGCCACGCGCTCACTGTATTTGAAATTTACTTCGGCAGTATCGCTAACCGCAACTCGTGAAATTACGCTTGGACCAAATACGGTATCTAAGACGTGGATCATTGAGAACGCTACTTCTGGCGGTCAAATCATTACGATCAAGCAGGGTTCAGGCGCTACGGTCAACGTGGCCAACGGCTCTAAAGTTATGGTTGTCACCGACGGTGCGGGTGCGGGCGCAGCAGTGCTTAACGCTAATCCCACAGAGGCAGGCACAGGTACCGTAACAAGTGTTGATGTCTCTGGAGGCACTACAGGTCTTACTACATCAGGTGGACCGGTTACTAGCTCGGGCACTGTTACACTTGCAGGCACTCTTAATGTAGCCAACGGCGGTACAGGCGCAACTTCACTTACTGCAAACAACGTCATACTAGGTAATGGCACTTCTGCGGTTCAAGCGGTTGCTCCGGGCACTTCAGGTAATGTCCTTACTTCAAACGGCACTACTTGGCAGTCAACAGCCCTACCCGGCGGATTCCCTGAGCCTCAAATAATAAGCACAAACACAGCGGCTACTTCAGGTCAGTTTTTGGTGGTGGACACCGCAGCAATTACAATCACTCTCCCTGCTTCACCAAGCGCGGGCGATTACGTAGTGGTTAAAGACGGCACAGGCGCAGCAGCTACAAGCTCATTTACTGTAGCGCGTAATGGGGAAAACATCGCAGCCTCTGCGACAGACCTGACCTTCGATAAAAACTACGCAGAAATCACAATGACTTATATAGATGCGTCTATCGGTTGGAGCGTATAAATGAGTAATCTGTCGGAACTGCTGCCGACAGGCGGCGGACAAAACGCTGTAGACTTTGTTGCGTCTGGGACTCTGAGTTCTGGGCAGACCGTTGCGCTGAAAACTGACGGGACTGTTGAGGCTGTTAGTGCTAGTGCTAACCCTTCGGTCGTTGGGTCTGCTGTAGTTTTTGATACTTCAACTACCTCCTATATAGCAAGTGCGTTTGATTCTAACTTGAATAAAGTTGTTATTGCCTACAGAGACGAAAACAATTCTAATTACGGAACAGCGATTGTAGGAACAGTATCTGGCACTACTATTAGCTTTGGGTCGGCGGTTGTGTTTAATGCTTCAGACGCACGCGAGATAGGTATTACCTTTGACTCTAACGAAAACAAAATAGTAATCGTTTACAGAGATAACGGAAACTCCGGTTACGGAACAGCTATTGTAGGCACAGTCTCTGGAACTTCAATTAGTTTTGGGTCTGAGGTCGTGTTTGAATCAGCAATAACACTAAGATGCACTGCGGTTTTTGATACTGTTAATAATAAAGTTTTGATAGCGTATCGGGATTTCGGCAACTCTAATTACGGAACAGCTATAGTTGGAACAGTAAGCGGCACAAGCATTAGTTTTGGCTCGGCGGTGGTTTTTGCGGCCGGAAACACAAATGATATTTCTATGGCTTTCGACTCTAATGTCAGTAAAGTTGTAGTAGCTTATAGAGATGATTCCAATTCATTATACGGAACAGCTATCGTTGCAACAGTAAGTGGAAATTCTGTTAGTTTCGGTACAGCCGCAATTTTTGATTCTAGTGCAGTAGAGCAAAATACACTAGCTTTTGATTCGACTGCTAACAAGGTGGTTATTGCCTACAGGGCCATAGGTGCCTCATCATACGGAACAGCCGTTGTAGGCACAGTTTCAGGAACATCAATATCTTTTGGCTCAACTGTTGTATTTAATTCTGTGGATACTTACTTCTTATCTTCCATATACAGCATCACATCTAATAAAATAGTTATTTCTTACGGGCAATTTGGGTCGCCTCGTAATGGATATTCAATAGAAGGCACAATTTCTGGTACAAGCATTTCTTTTTTAGACCCTGTGATTTTTATAAGCGGGACTACACTTTACATTTCATCGGTATTAGATAGTAATAGTAACGTAGTAAGTATAGCGGTTGGAAGCAACGGTACTGAAAGCAAGTCCATAATATTCCAACCCCAATCATCAAACTCCGCCGACTTCATAGGCATAACAGCCGAAGCAATCTCTGACACAGCCACAGG